AACTAATCACGATCACAGACTCACGTTAGCTGCTGAGATTATGCAAGCTAGCATCGATCAGACATATGAGTTAGCTGCTATGGCAAACGGTTTCAAAGATTGCGACTTTCGTGGTGGAGATTTCACGAGACTAGTCAACGATCTGTTTCCTTATGATGCAACGGCAAGCAAACGTGCAGAAAATGGACGTATCAAGAAAATGTCTGCCCTTAATCAAAGCTGGTCTAAACAGACACGATCCTTTACACAAGATCAGAATATGTGGACCGCTTACAACGTTGTCCAAGGCGTTGAACAGCACACATGGAACTCTCCGAAATTGGAGAAGAGTCATGTACGTGATGAAGCCAAGGGGTTAGCTAAAACTTTGGATGGTAAAACACCTATTGCAGACGCATGTGAAGAATACCTTAAGGGTATGCTTCACATATAGGGTCAAGTCTACCCATCGCGTTTGTACCTCCCCCTGATGGGTGGACCTAAAGGCAGCCTGGCACGTGGTTTCCATGTGCTGGGCTGCCGCTATTTAGAAAGGGAATAATGGCAATCAAGAAACACATTAAGCGTCCGCCATGCGTTGCACCTGACTGTGAGAAAGAAGCAAGAGGATGGCAAGGTGGAAGTATTTATTGCAATGCTCACAGAATATTATTTCAAAGACGTGGACGCTTACACACAATAAAACAACATAACATTGGGTTAATCTGTTCAGTCGAATGGTGTAACAAGGTGTGCAAAAGCGAAGTAGACAAATTTGTTAAAGGCATGTGTCCTATTTGCAATAACCGTTTAAAAAGAACAGGTACTACGGAGCTATCTCATTCTATGCTTAAACGCAGAGGTATTTACCGCACCTGCTCAGTAGATGGATGCGAAAAAAACGAATCAGGCGAAACTACCTATTGTCATGTTCACTGGAACAAACTCGTTTATTTACCAAACGGCGGCCAAGCGAAACACAATGCTAGTTCTCGGCAATATCGAGCTAGACAACACAAAGCTGAAAGCGACGAGCACACGATTTCCGAACTTCACGAATACTGGAGAGCCAAAGGCATAGACCCTAAACGTTGCACATACTGTGATGCTTGGCATACAAAGTGGGGTCACAGTTGGAAGTTCTCACAAGGCGATCACGTTGTGCCACTCAAGAAAGGTGGCACCGACACAATGAATAACATGGTTCCTTGTTGTTCCTCTTGTAACTCTTCCAAAAGAGCGAAGATTCTTTACGAGGAATGGACACCACCTAAGGAACGGATAGCAGTATGAGAAAATATTACAACAACAGCGGCCAAACATTCGCATCAAGAATGGACTGGTACCTGGACCCCAAAAACAAATACATAAAGATAAACAAAAAAACAGGTTGTTGGATATGGCAAAGGTGCCGACTGCCCGCAGGTTACGGACTGGTAAGCTCAGTCCTCATAGCGCGAGCAGTAGGAACTAAAAACAATTCCCTTGTTCACAGAGCAGCGTACTTACATGCAAAAGGTGCTTTATTACCTAGTACACATTTAGATCACCTGTGTGGAACAGCTTCTTGCTGTAACCCAACACATTTAGAAGAGGTAGATGCTTCTGTAAACAATGCACGTAAAGCTTTAGTGCGAGATCAGACACAAGAAATCGTTGAATTAAAAAACGAAATTAAACGTTTAAACAGTCGCATACAACGACTAGAAAAGGAAAAAAATGATAGAAGTAAACGGCAACCTGCGTGTAGAGAAGTCTGACTTCGTAAAGCACGGTTACATAGGCACCTATAGCATAGGTGAATGTAGGTGTGAACTTTGCCAAGCAGCTTGGGACAGATGGGACGTGTTCAAATCAAATGAATCACGTAGGTTGGCAGCTAGAGCACCAAAAAGAACGCAAGAAGCGCTCAGGAAAGCGAAATACAGAGCGCGAATATCTTCGACAGACTAGCCCTTATCCTTTCGGGTGAAGGGGAACCTGCCATTACGGATTATGGTTCATACGACTAGCATTGTGAGTCGTTAAGGTTCCCCGTTTGTCGAACTTTTATATGACATTTATGTTACAGGTGTTCGCTTTTTTTAAAAGCTTACTAAACTAAGTACTAGTACTAAGTAAACAATAACCACCTTAAGTGGTTATTGGTACTAGGTACCAATTGGGAGAAAAATATGGATTACCCGCTGCATAGGGATGCAGACGGTAGATGGATTCACACATGGGTTCGTCAATCGTCAATCAAAACAGCAGACATGTGTATGGAAAGATTCCGCAAAGACATTTACAGCCTGTCGGCGGAAAGACCTAAAGACGTAAACACTTTCGGTACAGCGTGCCACGCAGTAGCCGAAGATGCNTTACAAGCACGTATGAATGGCAAAGACGAAACCCTTGATGGGCTTCTGTATGCGTTTGATTACTATTGGGATGAAGCAAAGCTACTGATCGATGATGATCAGTGGACTAAGTACAAACCTGAGACAATAGGTGCCGAAGGATACTCACGTATCACAGACTGGTACAACCAAATCTATAACGCAGATGAAAAGATAATACCTACAGGTATAGAGCAAGACTTCAACAAGATCTTGTGGGAAGACAACGAACGTGTGATCTATGCACGTGGCACGATAGACCTAGTTGAAGAGAATCGTGTCTGGGATTGGAAGTTCCCATCACGTGACTATTCCAGAAACAAATGGGAATACGAACGTTGGGATGTGCAATCAATTATGTACTGTTGGGCAACTGACATTCCGCTATTCAGGTTTGGGATCATACATCCTAAAGGGGTTTCATACATCGAGTTGGAACGTGACAGTTCGCATACAGAATGGATGAAGCAAAAGGTCTTAGCACTCGCCAAGTTCGTTGAGAACGCACCTAGAGGTCAATGGCCTTTAGGTGACAACGGTTGGTGGTGCTCAGAAAAATGGTGTCCAAATTGGACATCGTGTAAAGGTGCTACAGGAGGTATCACATAATGGCATTTAAACCAATGTCACCATCAGAACGTGCGTCAATTGAGGCGCAAGTTCTAATCAAATGCACGGTAGAGCTTACATGTGCTCAACTGGCTTCAGGAACATCTGACCCTAACGAAGATTTACTTACGTTACTGGCAGACAATTCTGGGGTGCTAATGAACACGTTGATAGATTTGAAAGCAGGATTAAACGGTGCGCTTTCATCAGCCGAACAGACAATTGTTCATACTGATTCAATCGCACCTGTGCTTTCAATAGTCGAGAACGCGTTCCCTGGTGCAACTGTTTCACAGCCACGTGGCGAATCAAAATATATTGACGACGCAGAATATGCGAGCGTACACAAACTTTGGTTAGCTGAACGAACTAGTGGAGTGACTTATGGCTCAAAGGAATCTGCGTTTATGGATAACCAAGTCGTAAGGAAGTTGTGGGTTGACGGAGCACGTGTTTACCCCGATAATTACTGGTCCGAACAGATGAGAGGACAACCAATCCCCTCAACTAAGAACAACAAATGCGCTCTAGGTGATTTCAAAATCAAACGTGGCGTGTTCGTTGACGGTGAAGGTAATGTGTCACTTCAGCAGGGAGATGGAAATCATCCCCAAGCAGGAAAAAGTGGCTACTTCGGTGGTATGCAAAAACATTCACCATTCAATTGGGCTGACAAACCACAACCTGTATCAGGCGATACTTTCGCCTCATCAGGTGGTTGAAAAGTTAGACCTTGAAGATGCACGTCTGTTAGTTGGGCGGACCACGGCAGAGACCGTGGTTCCCCCACAGGCAGAAGTGGAAGGCGTCTCGAGCAACGATGTGAAAAGACTATTCACACCTAAGTCTGAACAGATTCGGCTAATGCGTAGCGATCTTAAAGCAGGTGGAGAATGGAAATTTGGCATCAGAAGGTTCGATGAAGTCACGATGGGGGGAGCTAGACCTGGCAACCTCGTCACTCTGATAGGGAAAACACATACAGGCAAATCGCTACTCGCGATGAACATAGTTGCAAGGAACAGTGGTCACAGAACTCTGTGGGTATCACCTGACGAAACAGAATCAATGTTCTGGGGTCGTTACGCAGCCATAAAAATGCAGATAGGTCAAAAGGATTGGATCAGCAGACTAATACGTAATGACACGTTAGCGTGGCAACGTACTAGCGAAGTGATATCCAATTCAACAAACTTACACTTTGAATCAACAGGTATGTCGGTAGATGATCTAGACAAAGCAATGCGAATTGCCACATCCGAGCTATGGGATGGGCAACGACCAGATGTTTTAGTTTACGATTATCTTGAACTGATACGTGGTGGAGGATCAGGGGACGCAGCCAGCGTCCAATCTAAAATAGAATCCTTTAAGCAACTCGTATCAGACTGGCGAGTCATAGGTGTAGTCATACATCAATCAGGCAGAGGCGCAGGTAACCGTGGCTCTGCTGGAGGCATAGACTCTGGCAGATTCGCATCTACCAGTGAAAGCCACTTCGTGTTAGAAACATGGAGACGATGGGACGACACCAACCTTGACGAAGAAACTCGTAGATTCTACGAAAACGAAGTAAGCGTTGGCCTATGGAAAAACAAAGCAGGTGAAGGAGAAAAAGCCGAAGTCAATTTAACTATTGATGCATCAGGCCGATTACTTGAACCTGGTGTTACATGGGAGCAGATGAGCCTCCATGAGTGACACAATGAAAGACATATTTGAAGGTTTCCCTTACGCTTTCGGCACAGACGAAGGCGGATGCAGGTGGGCACCAGTTACATCAGAAACGTACAAACGTCACCTAGAAGGATCAGAAATGATTGGAATTTATCCAATGGTTTACGATCCTCACAAGGAACACGTAGGTAGCGCTGGTTTCATAAATGCTAACGGGAGACCTGTTTACAGTGAAATGAAAGAAGAACTGTGGAAATGCAAATGGGGAGCCGTCGATATAGATGAAGGCGACGACTCAATTGTGTATGCACAGAACGTCGCGACAGTATTTGAAGCATTAGGTGTAACGTCGTGGGTAGAACTCTCTCGAAGTAAAGGTTGCCACGTGTGGATCTTTACAGAAGAATGGGTTCAAGCTCACGTTATACGTAAAGCGATGTTAGCGGCAGTGCAAATAGCACAAGTTAAATTTGATGCTGTATACCCTAAGCAAGATTCAATTGACGGTCCACCTGGTAATTACATGAGACTGCCATACGGAGGGCGAAGGCCCGACGGAAGGCAAGTCATGTTAGATAGAGATAACAACTCTATAGACCTGTGGGACTTCATGCTTGACGCAGAAACTAACCGTGTCTCGACACAATCTTTGATAGACGTGTCGAAACTATGGAAAGCACCTGTGCAAAGCTTGCCACCTGAACGTTCCTATGACAAAAAGCCATTGATGCAAATCGATGGTACACGTTTAAGAGGCGTAGCTAGGCGCATGTGGGAAGACGGACCTCATAGCTACTTTCACCAGTCTGGTGCTGGTAAAGGTAGACATGGATTCTTGGATCGTTTCGCACGTGCCATGTGGGAAGCAGGGTATTCAGAGCCAGATGTGGTAGCTTGGACCTCAAAGCTAGACGCCCAATTGGGTGCTTGGTGGCCTGAAGGCCCAAAATTTGAAGGCAGGAGAGATGCCCAAAGGCAAATCGAACACCTCGTCCAGCACGCCAGAACCATTGCCACAAGGCACTGAGTTCACGTTTGTAGTGCAGGGGCGGCCCACTCCCAAGGGTCGTCCCCGCATGACACGTAGAGGTCGTGTATACACACCGCAGACAACACTCGAAGCTGAAGACGCAATAGTTGCAGCTATTCCTGACGATGCACCAATTTTTAATTGTGCAGTTCAAATGGAAATAACTTTCACTAAAGACTCGACTTCAGTAACTATCAGAGACGCCCCAGATTGGGTAACTAATCTACGTGGGGACATAGATAACTATGTGAAACTGTTAATGGATGGGATACAAAAAGCTGGGATAATCCCAAACGACAAACAAGTGGTTCATGTAGATGCAGTAAAGATCTAACTATGGAAACTTTTAGATTAAAAACATTCGACGAACGTATTAAAACAATGGGGGATATAGCTGAACAAAAGTTTGAAGAACACGCAGCAGTACAATTTGTTAGATACGGATTAAACCGTCCAAAAATTAATATGGCTCACTTGCCACCAGAGATCAGGCACACACCTGACTATCTGACAACGCAAGGGTTAGTAGAAGTACAAGGTTTAGGCAAAGATCAGATATTAAAAGTTAAACACGAAAAACTTGCAGCATTGCAATGGTGGTCTAAAGTACACCCTCTTTATCTTTTTATATACGATTCTTATAGGGAAAGAACGTACATGATGCCGTTCAAAGAACTAAACAAAAAATGTATCATGTCCGAAACAAATTATTTCCCCGAAGGTAAACCGTACTACGCGATGCCCTCCTCTTTGATTTGGGCAGACAATGAAAGGAAGTAATGCCAATAATTCTCTCTTTAATANTAGCTATGGGCCTGAGTCTTCCAATAGACCCAAGCCATACACAAGAAAAGAATTCTTCAGGTAACGAAATATTTGACCAGTGGGGAGACCTACTAGTAGAACACTTTAACCTTGAAGACATGAAAGTAATTACACGTATCATCTGGTGTGAATCACGTGGAAAAGCCACAGCAAAGAACCCAAACGGTTCAGCAGGTGGGCTATTCCAAATCATAAGAAAAACTGCTAGATGGGTAGCACCCAAAGTAGGTCAAAGCGCAGACACAGAAACTATGTCAACAGGCATACGTTTCAATCCTTATTGGAATACACGTATGGCAGCTTTCTTGTTTTACGAAACTTCAGGTGGTATAAAACATTGGAACGAATCTAAATCCTGTTGGGGAAAATATGCTTAAAAGATGCAATGGCACACCAAACGCAAACCAATACAGCAACGGCTGTCGCTGTGCCGAATGCACAGAAGCGTGGAGAGTAAGAGCAGCGCAAAGAAAAGAAACCGACAGGGCAAGAAGAAAAGGCATTGTCAGCGGCCGAGACACATCCAATTTGGGCTACGCGTTTACCAAACAAGACATAATGAAAGCGAGAGGCTATGAATAATCATAANTTAAAACAAACAGCAATACCATTNGGAGGAGGTAGATACAAAACAGGTTGGTACGTAATGACAAACGACTTATTTGTAGACTTTTTTGTAAGACTAGATGAAGCTGAAAGACTAGTAGCAAATTTAGAAGACGCTGATGCTCCTAAAGGAGATTAATCTTCTTCCATCAAAGCACAAGCACGCAAAATTAATTCTGTAATCGTTTCACAAACGTAGTCATGAATAGGACTAGTATCAAAATCTCCATTATCTATTTCATAACTAAAACCCATAGCGTGCTCAAAAGGCAACACAATCAAAATACCTAGATTGTTCTCATTCCAAGAAGCATGAGAACCATTATCTATCTCTAAAGAACGAGAAGCCGTTTTAAGACTTTCATATATTTCACGTGCAATCTCGTCACCTTCAGCTAATTCCCATTCTGCAAATGCTTGAGCGTACGCTTCATCGTCCATACTATTAACCTACTAGAGAACCAGATTCAGAGTCGCCTACACGTGTAGCAGCAATCGCTTTACCAACACAAATAAGCGCAGCAACTGCACCCACCTTCAAAGCATCAACAAAAGCAGGCCCAGGGATAGCCATAGCAGCTACCCAAGCTTGAGCAAACGTAGAAATTGCTCTCTCTACGGTATCTTTAGCAAAGTTCATGTTAAACAAGGTAACTCCTTAAACAGTCCACAAGTAACGCCAGGTCACAGGACCCACTCTACCATCGACCTTGATTGGGTACATAGACTGAAACTCGCGTACTGCTTTTTCAGTTAAACGTCCGTAAGCCCCATCACATACAAGCTCAGCGTTAATACGTTTATTTAAACGTATCTGCAACGTAATTACGTTCTTGCCTTTAGAGCCACGATGCAAAGGTTCACGTCTGAAATCGGCACTCAAAGACTCCATATCCTCGAGTTGGATCTGCAAATCAAGAGAGTTAGGGGTTTCCTTAAGAGGCATACCAGATTTAATCCACTCTGCCAACATATCGCCAGGGCAATAAGTTGTGCCGAAATCCCTATGGCATTTGACCCACAAATGGTCACCATATTCTTCGCGCAAGCCATCTACAACACTTAAGATAGCCACCTTCCCTTTCTCAGTGAGATCATCACCTGAACCAATATAAGAAATCGAAGTAGTTTTAGAATTATGTCCCTTAGTAGCAGCGCCCTGCTTCCAACCTCTCCCCTCAAATATTTCGCCAGTCTCACCAGAAACAAGCCAATTGTATGCGATAGATTTCCAGCCACGAGTCTTCACATGATACTTGTCATGCTGTTTGATCCGCTGCCACGGATCAACACCAGAACCAGTGGTGTGGTGAACTATAACTCCTTCCAAAGACCTCTTAAACGTAGACAAAGCCTTCCCAGAGTCCAAAGCCCCCCACTCATCCCTAGAAATGTATTTCATACCTACAGTCCTCACTGTCCCTGACGTTCACGCTCTTTAACAATTGTTCTACCCAATTTTTTGTCAGCATTGTAACTTCTTAGAGCTTCATAACGCATCGATTCAAATGTTTTCATTTTTTCTTCAGATGGAATTGTCCTAATACCAGTTCCAGTCGCAAAACTAATCCAAGCACTAACAAGACTCAACTGTTTACTTTCCTCATCTGGTCGAAGTCTTCGAGCCACATTCAAAGGCGGCGCTAACTGAGCCAACATATAGTAATCACCATCTACCATAAAATATTTATCAGACACAGGATCATATTGAATCTTTCCAAAATCACCAGCATTTTTAAGCAAAGGCATTAACCCAGGTATCTTCGCAAACCAATCAGAAACAACTACGTGATCACCACTAAAGTTATATTGTTTCCAAACGTTATAGTTTGTAGCTCTTTCAATAGGAGCCTTAAATAAAGGGTTCGCTTGAGAAAGTACTGAACTTCCCAACGAAGTAGCAGCACCCACTACTCCTCTATCTCTAGCAATAGATGTATCAAGCTCAAGTAAAGCTTTTATTGGCACATCAGGATTAATACTATAACTACCATTGGTTCCCCTAATAGGAACATAACCCATACGCTTTTGCCAATCAGGCATAAACGTCCAATTATCTTGTTCATCATCAGATATCGCTCTTTGAGCTTTCAAATAGTTGTTAAGAATCTTAGGGTTTTTAGCAAAACTTTGAAGCATCAAAGGAATAGCGTGTCTTTGCCAAGTGTAAAAAGAGAACCCTCTTTTAACAAAACCACGTTCATAAGCTGACAAATCATCATAATCAAAATGATATTTATAAATATCATCAAAAGCGATTTGCGTATCGCCAGCGTTCTTAATCATTCTGTCTAAACCTAAACTGCCACGCAAAATAGTTTCAACTTCTACGTTAATGTTTTTATTCATTTTCAAAACAAAGAAATTAGAACTTAAAGGATTAGCTTTGTTGCTGTACAGATTCTTAGCTGTCTGTTTCGTAGCATCAATATTACTAAAATCTATTGTTTTACCGCCTACACGAGCAGTAGGGCTAGTGAACTCCATCCCAGCTTGAGTTTGCCCAAACGCACCTTCTTCTCTTAAAGTTCTTACATAACTAATGTGTTCTTCAGGTACATTCCCCATTGCTTTAGCAGCTTTTTTTAAACTCGCATGACCAGCTTTTGTTCTAGCTCTATTAGCCGCATTACCAACATTAAGTTGAGCAGGATCTAAATCTCTAGCTCTCAAAACAACGTAAGCTCTTACAAAATCTGAATGCGTTTTGGCTGAAACACCAGCCATCGCATTCATATACAAACCGCCATACATGTTTCTTGCAAAGAAACCAGGGCTAGCTAAAAGGTAACCTTTAAAAAGGTTATGAACAGAATCAAAGTATGCGCCAACTTTGCCACCTTTAAATTTTTGCATATCTTCCCAAGACATAATGCCTTCAACTATTTCTGCTCGTCCTTGGGAACGAGTACCAACAGGACGCATACCTGCTTGAACAGTTTCATTAATAACGTTGTCAAGCTCAGCATTAAATTTAGTACGCACTGGTTTAGTACGAGGCATACTACCTTTAATCTCAAGAACGCTTGAAACTTTATTGAGATGCTCAACAGCATCTTTATACGATTTTATAGTCTTAGGCGACTCAGCAACAGCAGTCAAGATTTCTTCTATCTCATCAAAATCTTTTATTGCTAATATACGTAACTGATTATCTAAAGCTTCAACGTTAGATAAAACTTCCCCGCTTACATCACTAAAACTTCCATCAGGATAAGACACATCTAGATTTTTAAGCACTTTCATGCTTTCTGTAAATCTCTTAAATCTTAAATCAGCTACTTTTTGAAGCTCTTTATAAACACCAAACTCTAAACCTTTAGCTACAGCATCATTTTGAGCATCAGCTAAACGTCCAAACATGTCAAAATACTGTTCAGAAATTTGTAAATAATTCCTAGCAGCATCAACTTTCTTTTGAACAAAACTTTCTATTACATTTTCTGACTGCTTCAACTCAGCCCTTGGCTTGTCCAACATAGCTTTAGCTTTAGTTTCAAAAAAGTTAATATAATCTTTAGCATCAATAAAACCGTTAGTAACAATATCTTCAATCTCAGTAACATCTGTTATCTGACGAACCTGAGTATTGGAACGCAACGTTATAGGGTTAGTCGCAATAACTTTTAAGTTCCCTCTATTGACAGGGCTAAACTTTGCAGGAGTTTGCGCATTAGCATTCGCAACATTATCTAAAGCATCAGGAAGCAAACCTTCTTTATAACCAGACCACGGCACCTCAGCCGTGCTCTGGTGATATGCAACTCCTCCATAACCATCAGCAGCTAAAGAAAGATGATATTGCTCATGGATGCTGTCAAGCAAAGCAGCTTCAGGGCTAAGCGCTTTTTCACTACTACGGCTTTGCCAGTTATAAACTTCTTTTTTCCAATTGCTTGCACCATCAGTAACTCGACTGTAAGCGCCTTTAAATATAGTATCCGCATGTCTAGCAGCACCACGATTAGCTATAGCTTTTTGTACAGCATACGTTTGAGGATTATGATTAGGATTAGTCGCATAAAAATATTTACGAACTTGCATTTCTAAATCATCAACAGGTTTTAAAACATAATTAAATTCGTTAACGTTTTTAGTTTTCAAAACTTTTGAAATTTGTTTTGCGGTCATGTCTGCTATATCTTCAAATATCGCCCCTTTTATCATCTCTGCGACATCTTCAAAATTCTCTGGATCTTTTATCCCTTCTTCTTTTAGAAAGTCTCCAGTTGAAAAAAAATCATCATCAACTGTTTCAGGATTTTTTCTATAAAGATTATCTTCAAGATCAAGCTTAGCTAAAACACGAGGATTAGCTTTAAGAATCATCTCACGCCAACCAACAAACTCTAATACTTGCTTAAATAAAGATTGCCCTTCACCAACATTATCAAACAATTTCACAAGTTGAGGAGTTTGCATAATCGCAAGAGTTTCTTTAACCGCAGACGTAGACGCTTGGAAAGGATCAAGATAACTCGAACTACCCCCAGCACCACTAGGATCTAAAGATGGCTTCCCCGTTGGCATTGCACCTCTAGCACCTTTATCGCCAATCCCAGCACCAGCTTGCATCTCAGCATCATTAAAAGCTTGCCAAAGTCTTAAATTAGTATCATTATCCTTAAAAAACCAGTCAGTATAAGGATCTATTTCGTTTTTAGGAACTGGAAAATTTCCACTATCATCTGGTCGAACAAACTGAGGCAACCCACCTCTAGCCTTAGGATCAACCAAAGTCACAAGAGCATCTAAAGTTTCGTTATCTAAACGAGACAAAATATCTACTTGTATATCTCCTAAACCATCATCAAAAGCAGTACCAGAAGAAGCAGCATCCCAAGGATAAAGAGGATGATGCAAAGGCAAAGAACTCTGATCAAAATTAGCAGGCAAAAACCCGTAAGGAGTATTCCTTGAATTACCAATAACTTCCAAAGCCGTCAAATACTCATTTAAAGAATTAGCGTTACTATCACCATTTCCACTAATTTTTAACAAAATTTGTTTAGTTGCTTCTTCACGCCAAGGATCTACACCATACGTCTTTATCTTTCCACCACCAGACAAATCCAAAACATAATTCATGTATTCATCAGGATTATTTTGACCATAGCCAGTAGGAGAAATATCTAAATTTAAACCAATACCTTCTACCCAAGCTTG